GCGTTTAATAACCATATGTTCTATCAGTATTTTGGACATGTAACTTTACCTGGAAATAAACATCGTTTTGTAAGTTTCGATGTGCCGATATCTGTCAACCAAACAACAGCGTTACTGTCTTTACAGAACGATAAAGAAATACTTGAACGTAAAGCAGACATTAAGATAAACTTCATTGCCGAAGAACTTAAGGTAACTAAGTTGCTAGATGTCTATACGGTTAAAGCTACAGTGATGTTAATCTATCCATTCGTAGTGGAAAAAGAAATCCTACAATACAGAAGCTTAGACGATATCGTTTCTAATCCTTTTGAGTTGGATGAAGATGTAATTTCTATACTGGTAGAATCAGCAGCAAGTGAAAGCTTACATTCATTGAAGTCTGCTATCCATGAAAAATCAATTGATAATTTATAATGCAAACTAAGTAAGGTATATATCATAACAGTGAGTTAATTGGAAATAACAGAACCAATGTAACTTAAGAAGCAATTTAATATTAACTTATTATACAGTTTCCGCAAACAGAAAAAAGCTAAACAAAGGCAGGGCCTCCACTCTGCCTTTTCATCTCTCAATTACTAAGGACGTCCTCATGACTCTTAAAGAAGAATTAATCCGAGCAGCAGCAAAAACGCTAGTAGTAACAACCGTTGCCTTTACAACAAAGTTGGCATTAGACAAAATTAAACAAGCAGTAGAAAAAGATAAAAATAAATAATTCTACTGTAAGATTTTCCACCTCGTGTACACGTGGTCTTTTAGGTGGGGAGGAGTCCCCACCATTTTTTTATTCCTTAGTGTTTAAAAGCACCCATAGAGAAGGACATTAGTCCTTCTCTATTTTTCTTTTATTTTTTTGTACTAGATTGAATCATTAGGACCCTTGATAGGTGCCGCTGAAACAATCCCGTTAGCAGTCATAGGTGCAGAGAATGTAGAAGTGCCCATTACTGATAATGTACCTTTAGATTCCATGGTAGCAGCATCGACTCCCTTAACGACAGTGACAGCGCCAGTAAACGTAGTAGTTGGAATATCGAAAGTACCTTTCTGAGCAGTTACTTTGAAATCAGCGTTACAGTTCATCGTAAAGTTTTCACATTGAACAATGATGTCTTTATCAGCGGTTATATCAATATTCTCAGGAGCGTAGATCTCAATGTTCTTCTCATGCAATACAACTCTAGTCTCATCTTTATTCTCTAAAAGAATCTTAGTATTGGCTGAGTCTATTCTTATTACGTTACCTACATCATCAACTATTGTAAACGAACCCTTTTCCGTATCGAGTTCGATCGTATATGTAAAAGGTTCACCGTTAAGATTAGTCGTTGTGAATCTGACTATTCTGTCATGTGTTGAGATGTGTAACGCATAACTATTGTCAGCGTTCCTAGGTGTGTTGCTAGTGCCGTCTGGATCAGCACTGAATAGTAACGTACGGGTTTCAAGTCTACGTAGATGAGAGTCTAAATTAGAAGGTACCCAATATAGCGTCTCACTATCTGCCCATCGATAAATAAACACGCGTTCATTCTTTCTAACGTCTGGTGCATTTTCAGACCTATCGCCCATTGGCAACCAGATTGCTTTAACGGCAGTTGTATGGGTAATCTTAATAGTTACGTCATTTTCTTCTTCATCTTTAAAGGTAACTTCTTCTTCTCTATCTTCAACACTTCCCTTACCTGACATTTCAGCCATGTGAGTAGGAAGGTAAACTAATATGTCATTTGTACTTCTGGATTTGTTTTCAGCTACTCGACCTATGTCATAGAACTTCCAATCATCAACCATAGATTCGAGACTGGCTATCTTCTTTAACATCTGTTCGAGAACGGCTGCTGTTTTCTTTTCCATAATCTTAAGTCCTGTGTTTTTTCAAATACCCTTCATATATAATGAGAGACATTCAAATTGAGATTCACTAATGCACATACTAGATCTATATATCCGCAACAATAAACGTTTGATGGATAAAAAAACTAACGTTATTCATTGGACTATACATAGCGACGTACAGCTTCTAATTGGCGGTAATGGGTTTGGTAAGAGTACGCTGCAAAATGAGTTCAGTCCTCTTCCAGCTAATCCTAAGCACTATTTGAAGACAGGCTGTAAGAAAGTACTTGTTGAACATGAATCTAAGCGCTATCGTTTGGAATCAGATTTTGGTAAAAAGCATAAACATTCATTCTTTGATATTGAGCAAGATAAAGAATTGAATGATGGGGGTACGGTTACAGTACAGATGGATTTATGTAAACGTATTTTAGGTTACGATAATGAAATACATAACTTCTTAAAAGGTAAAGTTAAACTAACGACTATGTCTTCTAAGGAGCGTAAAGATTTCTTTAGTAAAGTAAGTGATGTTCCAATTGACTTCGCTTTAAAAGTGTATGATAGTTTGAGGGTGGAAGCTAGAAACTTAGCAGGGGTACAGAAGTATAATAAACAGAAAGTATTCGATGAGACTAAGAAGCTGTTATCGGACGAGAAGAAGAAGGAGTTCCAAGATGAGATTGTTGATTTAAAAGCAACGGTTGCAGAACTCACAGGGGCTAGGTTTAATAATCACTCACCAGCTCCCGTCCATATCCAAGATCTACATTCTAAAATAGATAAGATGAGCGACTACATCGTATCTAACCATTTGACCTACACTGGCTATTCTTCAATAGCTGAGTTAGAAGCTGAAATACAAACAGCCGATAAACAAAAAACATCGTGTAGTGATAAGTTACGTTTCTTATTAGAGAAGATGGAATTACATAAACGTAAGCTAGAGTTTGTTAATTCAGTAACTGAGTATCCAACTGCTAAAGTTAAAGAAGATCTATTTGAATTAAAAGAACAGATAGAGACGGTTGAACATGAAGAGTCTTTACATGACCTATCTTTAGTTCATGATTTTAGAGACAAGCAACAGATTGAGATCATTCTACGTGCCTTTGAAGAAGCTAAACGTACTCTTCAAGAATCCTTAATTACATTACCTGTGAATGTGAATAAGAACATGGCAGATGAATCTCTTTATATTCATGTCCAGAACAAACGCAGTCAAGCTGTTACTGCACTCAATGAGCTAGACAACGAGATTCAAAATAGACGCGCTACCATTACACACATCGAGTCTCACGATAGCGTAACCTGTGAAGAATGTAACCATGTCTTCACTCCGGGGGTGGATGTTAAAAGCATTCCTAGACTTAAACAGACGAATGAGCAAGCGGCTGTTGAGATGGAAGCATTTGAACTCAAGATAAAGAAATGTGATGATAAACTAGCTGAGTTACGAGATTACAGAATGAAGCATGAGAACATCTTGCGTTCACTTAATCATTACAACTTAGATCAATTATCATTAGACATCGACAGTAATCCTTGCAGTGTACGAACGTTCATAACGACAGATGAGTTATACTTCACTTCTCCTTCTAGTTTAGCTCCTAGACTAGATAAGATACATGAGTTAATAAAGGTTAAGGTTAAGTGGTTTGTCCTTAAAGAGAAACATGACCATATAGCGTCTATACTTCAACACCGTGAACGTTTAGGCATAACCGATGAAGATGCTCAGTATACAACAGAGGTTGTTAAAACGCTTGAGAACGAATATCATGAGACAGCTAACCTACATGCTAGTTTCACCGATACTTTTACTCAACTGACCAAGATGAAGAATCGACTAGGTCAGGAACGTACTCAACAACAGCAATTGATGGAGATGGTTAAGAAGTTAAATCACTATTACGTAGACTCTGTTAAAAGTAAAGTTAACAGTGGTATAGATGAGAAAGTAAATGAACTGTCTATGAAGCTTTATCGTTTGAATGAAACATTGACTAGCTGTAGCATTACAGAAGGAATAATAGATCATTTAGAAAACGCATTGAAGCAAGTGGATGATGATATTATTATCTACGCTAAACTGATAGAGAAGCTAGGTCCTCAAAAAGGATTGATTGGTAAAAGTCTAATTTCATTTACTAACTATTTCATTGAACGAATGAATGAAGTAATCGCTGCTATCTGGACTACACCTTTGTCAGTAATGCCCATGACTGTATCAGAGAAAGGCTTTAGCTACATGTTCCCTGTAGTTACCTATCTAGAATCTAATGCATCTGAGGATGTGTCTGGAACGTCGTCTGGCGAAGCTGAGATAATAGACTTTGCATTCATGTTAATTACGGCAAGTTGTTTAGGTCTTTCAAACTATCCACTATTGCTAGATGAAGTTGGGAAATACTTTAAGTTAGAACACAAGGTAAGACTTTACGATTATCTAAAGCTTTTGTCAGAACACAATAAAGCAAGTACGATAGTATTAATCTCTCACTTTAAAGGTACGTACGAGGCACTTACTAGAGCAGACGTTTGTAGAATAGACCCAACCGGTTTAGAGATACAAGACCATGAGAATAAGTTCTTCAACATAAACCCAGTAGAAGCATAGAGGAAGGGACTTCGGTCCCTTCCCTTATGTTTGTTATTCTAACGTATTGCTTTCAAAGAAACGAATGTACTCTTCTAGTTTCGCCACTTTAGTAGTAAGTTCTTGAATAGTTTTGTAAGGATTGATTTCAGCATTAACGTTAATCAATCTTTCCTGCTCTAGCGTGTCATGAATCTCCTGAGTTATGAGCTCAACGACTTCCCCTTCAACAATAAAGCATTCTAATTCTTTCCCCACCAACTGAGAAGCCAATGTCTTCATCTCATTTAAAACATGTTCAGTACTTAAAGACTTAGGTATAGCGCCTATATCGATACATAGCGTTTCTGTTTTATATTCAACAATACTTGATTGTACATAGCTAGTAAAATAGTTTACCGGTATATAGATTTCATTACCGTCGCTCTGAATCATCAATGCAATTTGAATGTCTTTCTCGGAAGCTTCGTCATAAACGTCTTGTTCTAAACCAATCTTAGCGTAAACTGATTGTTGTACGTCTATACTGAAACCTAACTCTGATAGTCTACTTACACGAATACATTCAATGCGAGTAGTTTGTAGGTGTTCGTAGGGAGCTTTAAATCCATAGAAACCTACATCGCCAACTTTAGGTAAATATAAACCCATCATTAGTGAAGTATTCCGTCATTAGGATCGTTTCCACCATCGTTTCTTCGATCAGCAAATGTTCCAGCGAACGTACCATGATTAGAAACGTAGTCACCTAATCTGGCAGTCACGACTACCTCATAACCGTTATAAGGAATGCTATACTCGGCGAACATGAAAGCCGCGTCGCTACCCGATGAGAAAGCTGTTTCTACAGCGGTTGGTTCACCTATCTGAGTTAAATGAGCGTACCAGTAGATGGGTCCATCAAAAAAGTATGCATCCATATTACCAGTTTCCGGATTGAACTTCACCAATCTTACAACCAGTGAGTTTGTATCGTACTTATCTGAACCAAATGAACACTCTATCTCCGGCAATCCTATGAATCCATCTCCAGGTCCTGGACCAATAACAGGACCGTCGTCATCACCGTCTCCAGGAAATTCAGGAATGGGTGGTTCGATTATTACATTTGAACGGACAGATATTAAGTAATTTACTTTCTCGTAATTAAATACGATGTAAGTATTATCACCTCGCTCTACTGTACTGAAATCATTTGGTAGATTGACGTATCCATCACCGTCCCAACGTTCTGCGTAATAAAAAGCAGATGTTAACTGCTGCATGAATCCGCGAGTATAAGGTGATAGGCGATCGTAATAAGCATCTAAGGTAGATACAGAAGCAAACTCTGGCATCTGATCTCTAAAGCGCGTTATGCCGGTCTGGTTCTTTTCATTACCAATTGCTACAAAGCCAATGGATTTAAATGTGAATGCGCTATGTTCAAGATTATTGTAGACATAGTCTATATCTAAACCGTGGAACGTACTGAAACCATATTTAAACATTAGCTCCATATCAGCAGTAGGTGAATAAATACCGAAGATAGACTGTAAGTTTTCAACAGATATCTCATTCCACATTGGGCTGATGTAGAACTCATTAGGTAGGAACAGTTCAGGTAATATCTTTTCCCATTCAGATCTTGGGTATTCAGAATTGGCCAGTATATGTTCAACTAAGCTATTTTTAATAAGATCAATGTTCTTACCAGCGTTACCATATATAAGCGCTGTGAACGTTATTTTGTGAGTGACCTCAGGATCATTCTTATCGACCCAGTCAACTTCGAGCGGGTACTGATGAGTAAAAGGCACTTCATTGCGAACGATATCAATACGATTGAATATATCAGTGAGACTAATATTGTCTAGTGTATTGAATACATTGGCTCGGGTTTCATGGAGTTTATCTAAATCGTCCAAGGGCATGATGGGGAATAATTCATACTCAGGATATTCTTTATCGAACTCTTGATCAGAGAACCATAGACTAACTAAGTCTCCATCTGCACTAAAAACTATATAAGTAGGGTACCAAACATCACCCACTTTTTCCATTCTTCCAACTTCTTCAATTTCTAAATCGGAATATTGAACTTGGAAAAGTTGCTTAAAGTCTGAGTTGTCGCCAGTGTAACTGCCATCTTTCGATGTGTCATAAATCCACTGTGCCATTTCAAGTATTGCATTTCGCATGCCGAGAGGCAAAGCCATTTGTACATCATTATTTTCAGATTGAAAAGTTAATATCTTCACATCTTTAAATTGTGAGCTTGAATAATTACCAATCTCTCTGCTAAAACTTGCAGAGTTAGGCGATAACTCACCGATGGGACTGACCTGCCCAGGAGTATTGTTTATTAAAGGTATTACGTTAACAAAAGAATGAACGATCATAGTCACCTCGTTTGTAGAAAAGGAATAAGTTATGCTATATCTTATTAAAGTCATATTATCTTCATTCCTCCCGTTTATGAAAGAAGCAATGATGGGAGCTAATGGACATCCTTACATGGATGGTAAAAAGAGAAAGTCGGAAGGAGGCATGGTTACAGCCTTGCTACCAATCTCTCTTTTATGCATTGCCTTTGTAAGTACAGATCTATTAGAAAAATATGACATGTTAAACAAATTGACATTGACAGTCGAGGCTACTAAAAAGGAGTTAGTCACAAAAGAAAAGAAGTTAGAAAGTCTAGAGGCTAAATATGAGACTCTAGAATCAGAAAATTCAAAGTTAGATACTGCTCTCTTTAGAAAGGATTATGACTATAAGGGTCTGAAAGGTGACTATATCGAAATGAAGGATTTGTATAAAACTCTCTTCACTAAATATGAAAACCTTAAAGATAAAAAAGAAGGTATCTGTTTTCCCAACGTCGACTATTCAAATGAAACTATTGACTTAGATGAACTGAATAGAAAACTCAACAATTACAACCGAGGTTCTAATGATTAACCGTATCGTACTCGCTGTGTTCTGCTGCTCTTATTTGAGCAGCTGTAACCTGACGGCTAACCAACCCCCTAATGAATACAGCCGTGCAATTGACACAACTCAAGTTACGGAGCCTATGATACATAACGCCCCAAAGCTAAAGGACTTCGTAGAGCTGTACGGAGACCAACAAGGAGGTAGGATCTATGTTCGAGAACTTAAGAACTATCATGAGTACTTATCTTATTACATCCAGTATCTGTCAAAACAATACGACATACCGGTGTATAGCGAGAAGTCTTGTATTTATCCTCCTACAGAAGAAGGGCTAATAATTCCTGAAATAGATGAGATAACAGACTCGTCTCCAGAAGAGATAATTAATCGGTTAGCTATTCATATAGGTAAGGTCACGCGTACTGTTGATGAGTACAATAAAGCCCTTGCTGATAAATACGATAAATACAAATCGTGTATTAATTAACCTAAATCCCTATTACTATAGACTACTAAACAATTAAGGATATTACGATGGAAGCTGGCGTTTTTTATACCGACGGTGGTAAAAGACCTATGGGTACAGGTTGGGGTGTTCATGGTTATACATACGCTATTGATGGTAATGTAATTAAAGCACCGCGCAATCAAGCACAGCCGACTGATATCGGTTATCTTGATAAAGTATTAAAGGTGTCTAAGTTTGACGCTAAAGGCAATGAGATAATCACAGATCAAATTAAACCTTTTGCAGAAGAAACGGCTGTATCTACAGAAGTGGATAAAAGCAAAGACAAAACACCTTTAAAGAAAGAACCGTTTAACTTTAAAGTTAACAAAGCTATTCCGGTTAAGCCAAAGACGTTCATCGATGCTTGGGGTCGTTTAGATTCAGAGATGTCTAATAACGTTGCTGAGCTATCTGCTATGACATACGCACTTGATTATGCAGAAGAGAAAGGACTTAAGAAAATTAAAGTTCTCTCTGATTCTGAGTACTGTATTCTAGGTACAGTCAATGCATTGAAATGGCGACGTGATGGATGGAGAAACTCTCGTGGGTTAGATGTTAAGAACGCAGAGCTTTGGGAAAAGACACTTAAGTCTATTGCCGATGCAGCACAAGCTGGTCGTGAAGTACAGTTTGTTTGGGTTCGTGCTCATAACGGTGAGAAAGGAAATGAACTTGCAGATACAAGCGCAACTAAAGGTTTAATTCTTAATACCATCGAAGGTAGTGCAGAAACAGTTCTTCAAGAAGAAGATGTTAAAACATACGGTAAAGCTAAACTTGAATATTCAAGACTACTTGCTTTTCCTATTTGGTACTTTAGAACTAACTGTGGTAATGAAATTAACTTACCAGATGGAACGTTCCAGTATTACGTAGGAACTCATAACAACGCACCAGAGATGGCAGGTAAAAGAGCCATTGACCATAACTTCGGTGTGGTTCGTTTGAATGAACGTGTTGAAGTATTTGATGAAGTATTAACTGCTCAAGAAAAGCTACTTAGCTCTACAGAAGAAGTCATTTCTTTTGGTCTGATGAGCAACATCTTTAAACCAGATGTATTAGTAGAACTTGAAAAGAACGGTGCTCAATACTTCTATCCAAAAGAAGAATCGTTTAACAAAGATGTTGTGATGTTTGATAAGCTAGAGAACGGCGGTGTGCAATTAACGCACGTAGCTAGACCACCTAGAATATCGGCTCGTGTATTCGATTACTGTAAATTGCTGGATTATGTGCTAGACCAGTACTTAAGTAATGATGAAACTGTTATCGTTACCGATTTGACTGATGACTTTCAATTGAAAGAAACCAGTGCTAAAGGTAAAGTTAAATATTCATTACAAGACGCGGTCAAGTCAAACTTATCAATGATGAAGATTGCCGTTAACCATAATCTCAAAGCAGAAGGTAAGAAAGAATTTAATATAGCCATTGGCTTTACAGTTCCTTCTAAGAACCATCTAAGTAGATTAATCGGTAAAGACTTCAGCATCAAGTTTGTAACGTGGAAAGAATGCGACATTGCATTTAGATACGCTGCTATCGTTGAATCCTCAGATGGTATCGCTATTTATGCACCGCACTCTAATTCTGTAATCTGTAAATAGAGGTAGCTTATGACATCTAGACTGGAACACATGGTCTCAATGTTCTTCATTAGATCGCTTGCAAAACTACTCCCTGACCGAATGAAACGTTTATTGGTCATAGTTAGTCTTTACAATCATTTCCTAGAGAGTGAATCAATAACCGAAGAACAGCGCCAGCTAAAACTGACGGAACTTAATGAAGCATTAAAGCTTGCAACAACGAGTTCCAGAAGTCTAGCGCTTGGTTTATTATTCAGCGAACCTCTTTGGGGCGGAAGAACAAACATCACTATGAATAACTTGAAGCGTGAACGGGTTGATAACTTCCTACCGCACTTCTTACGTTATGGTAGAGATGTGGATATAGAAGCTGATGTAAGAAATCTAGATAAGTTTCTGTTAACAAAAAGAAATGCATAATAAGAAAGGGGTGTTAGCCCCTTTCTTATGTTTTAAGTTACACTTTTTTATTCATTTCAGTTAGTGCGTTATCTAGTGCTTGATAAGAATAATCAAGTAAAGATAAAAGACTAATTGCTTCTGCAACCGCATGTACATGTAAGCTAAGGTCAGATACAGCACGACGATTACCAGCAAGACGTAAAGCGTATTGTTCCATGAACTGATCTGCTAGCTCATTGATACGTTCAATGTCTTTAGATACCTTAGTGGTGTCTAACTGACTTCTTTTTTCAGTTAACTGAGAGTAATATGTACGCAACTCATCTAACTCAGAAACGCTACTAATCATATCACCAATAGTAGAGCGGTTACTACGAGCACTAGAACCGAACATGCTTTGGAACTTTTCATTGGTAGCATCTAAGGTAGTTTGTTTAACTTTACCATAATTACTTAGACTTTTGATTTTATCAGGGTCATTATTCAAAACAGCAAACAACGACACAAGGCCGCTGAGAGCTTCTGTAAGCTCACTAGACAATGAGGTATAACATTCATCCAATGTAACTATCCATGTCTTAAGGTTAACTTGTAGACCGTCCTGTATAGATACCGGATGCTGGCTAACATTAGCCAGATCTTTTTTCTGCAACTTCTTAAATAAAGTTTCTAGTAATTTAGAATCTGAGTTTTTAAAATCTTTAAAGTTTGTCTTTTTAGGGAACGCGCTTTTAAAACCAGATAATAAAGATTTAACGAAACCAGCACCGTCCTCAGCACTGTAAGTAAGTTTAGAATATGCCGACACATTTGTATACAAGATCATTGCCTGACTACCAACCCCACCAACCGTGGGTTCTAACGCTAGTTTTCTGTTTATTTTCTGTAACATTTTATTTAGTCCACTTTAATATGTAAAAACAAATTTCATAAAATAGGAAAGGTCCAACTTATGGGTATTAATTCTGTAATCGAGTCAACTCCACCAATCAAAGCTTTATTCAACATGGGCTGTCTGATGGATATCCCAAACTGCTCGGGCAGTTACCGCTATGGCAAGTATGGTGAAGCCATATTAAATGGGGGTCTAGCTCATTTCGAAGGTGTAGGTGGTAGACCGAATACGCACAAGTCTACGTTCATGCACTTTAGATCACTGCGACTGATAGACCGTTACCCAACTACTGAGGGAAGTAATCTAGATACTGAATACTCTCAAACTCCTGGTCGTTTCAATCTATTGCGTAAACACCATCCTCGCCTAGAAGCATTGAGCTTTGACTTCGAAGATGAAGATCAACAAATCCTTACTATCACAGATGGTCGTAAATACCGTGGTGATGATTACTGGGAAGAAGTTAAGAACTACGCTAAAACAAAGATGAATGATAAAACAGCTATCATGACTCTACCATTTGTAACAGCGAAAGGTCGTCACTTCAAAGGGCTTAAAGTTGATGTAATGGCAATTGACTCATTATCTCGAATGGGCACTAAGTCATTAGATAAAATCATCGACAACAATGACGTTGGCTCTAACAGCATGCAAACATTCGGTGCTCGTGACTCAGGCGTTAAAGCACAGATGTTAATCCAGATATCTGATTATGCACTGCGTACTGGTTTAGTATGTCAATTAACAGCGCACGTTGACGATGAAGTTAACTTAGAAATGTTTCCTACTTCAACTAAGAAACTAGCGTTCTTGAAAAACGGTCTTAAGTTCAAATACGTATCGAATCAGTTCGCGTTCTTACCTAATAACTTATGGTATGTTTATTCAGCTACGCCTTACAACAATGCAACAAGTAAGTACAGTGAATATCCTCGTGATAAAGACGATACAAACAGTACAGACTTAATGCGTATGTTCATTCAGAATCTACGTGGTAAGTTTGGCTCATCGGGTGCACCGACTGAATTAATCGTTTCTCAACGTGAAGGTATCTTACCTACATTGAGTGAGTTCCATCACTGTCGTAAAACTAAGAGCAAACCTACAGAAGCAGGTTTTGGTTTAGTGGGTAACAACACAACTGCTGCACTTGCATTAAAGCCAGATGTTAAGTTTACTCGAAATACCATTCGTACTAAGTATGTTGAGCATCCTGAACTGGTACGTGGTTTTGAAATCACATCTGAAGTATGTCAATTAAAAGAGTTATGGCATCACCTTCCATTAGAATACAAAATGATTACAATGGAAGAGATCTACGCTAAGTTAGTTGACCTAGGTTATGATGTTGACTTCTTACTTGGTAAGACTCGTGGCTTCTGGACACATGTTGAATCTGAATCTATGTTCGGACCGTTCTTATCAACATGTGATGTCCTTCGTATCGTTACAGATAAGTATTATCCGTACTGGTATGACAAAGCAATTAAAGAACATAAACTAGCACCGATTAAAAATCGTAAAGTTGCAATTGAAGCACTTAAGCTAGAATGCCCTTGGGTAACTTGGTGTTAATTTAATACCGTTCAGATATAGGGAGCAATCCCTATATCCTTATGAATAAAATGGAATCCTCCTATGATTAAAAACAAGCTAAAAGAATCAAGAGAATTGAACAATGACTGCAAAAAAGAAAAAACCAAAGATCTCGAAGACTAAAGTTGGTATCTTCGGCATAAAACAATTTGACGATATGGAAGTTGTTAAAAAGAAATTAGGCAAAGTAGATATCTTCAAAGATGAAGATGTTGCTGAGAACATTGAAGTCTTCACCTATGATGACGATGGTATCCCTGCTCTAATCCGTGACTATTGCAGTGACAACAAAATCAAATGTAGCGTTATTAAAACTAACTGGTCTGCTGACTCATCGGCAGGGGTTAAACGTAATACTGAAATATTAAACAAAGCTTCTCGAATCATCATCTTCACTGACAATAAAGACTCATACATGAAAACCGTCACCGAAGAAGCTAAAGCTAAAAAACGTCAGATCAATACCTTTTGCTTACAGAACGAAGATAGTAAATACTATAAAGTAAAAGAAGAGCGTCCAGAAACTGAAACGCTAACCGAACAGAGGATCTAATAATGGATTTTTTAAACGTACCTAAGAATAAACAAAAGGCTGTCCGTGAAGCTTTCCTTACCAGCTGGTTGTCATCATTAGAGTCAATGATTAAAGGAACCGATAACGTTCCCATGTACACTGAATACTTCGCTGCTAAGAGCGATGAAGAATGTATGGCTATCTTTGAATTGATTCGTACGGGTAAGTTTAAACTGCCCTTAATAGTTCCTAACCTCAAAGGTACTAAAGTAGATATCGAACGTCTTAATAAATTCGGTCTTGAACTAGGTCATACGTTCTACCAGAATATAACCATTACGGATCAGACAGTCGATGATGTTACTTACGCTTCTCCTGTAAAAGCAATGGTTGTTAAAGATTATGTACGTCGTCAGATACAGACGAGTGAAAATAAACTAAGCGTACCTAAAGATGCTAACGTAGTCGATGACTCAACAGGTCAGGTTACAGGTGATTCTAAGGGTGGTGCTTTCTCATTAGCAGAGACACGTAACTTAGAAGCAAAAGAACTTGATAACTGTATCTATGAATTCTTAGCACCATTGGGTGGTAATAACGAAGCGTATCAGATAATGGAAGATACAATCATTGAGCAAGGTACTGTAACTATTGCAGACATTCAGACAGATGAACGTCCTGGAGTAGTAGATATGGTAGATGTTTTATTCAGATCAGCACACATTAAAGGTAACTGGTAATGGCAGAAATTGCAATTGAAACTAACAATGATAAGATCGACATGTTCTGTAGAGAAGTACTTGTTTCTTCTAGACAGTTGTATGGGGAAAGTAAACTCTACGATACATTCTTCAAACGTTTAACTAATTTCAGATTAGAAAACATAACGTCTAAGCCTAGCCAGTTAAAGCTTGTTGAAGAAATTAAGCTACTCGATGCTGAGTGGACTAAAACAGTAAGTATAAGTTACATTGAAGTATTGCACGCTGCTACTTCTCGTCTTATCTATTTACTATCCGTAGAAGGGCTCTGGGAGATCGCTAGAGACGCTGTAGTTGAAACGGTACAGAATCATGTTCCCTTTCACACAGATCGCGACCACGTGTCTGTCAAGTCCGATTCTCTAAACTTAATGAATGCGGATAAGACTATTGAATCGACTGACCTTAACAAGTTTAGAAACGAAAGATGGTTAGTTGCTTATGTTATATTAGCGATGTACGTAACCGTCCCAGTTAACATTGCTAGACTATCTAATGCGGTTGATGAATGAATATCTTATTAAGTCTCGATGAACTTCTCGATACTCGCCTAGGGGTACTTAACACAATGGATGTTAATTACCCTAAAAAGATGTTAGCTAACGATTGGCAAACACGAATAGGTGACAGTACCATTTTAGAATACTGCGACGTATCTAATGATGAGTACAATGAAGCATATGGTAAACGTACCGTTGAAGAGTTAAAGAATTCTGTCATTACAAACATCCCTTCTTATGTAGCAAATCAACTAGCAAGTGATATCGTTAACTTTCCAGAGATGGAAGAGCTAGGCGCTACGCCAGAGATATTCTTAAACGTCTGGCCTTATAAACTCAATAAAGAAGAGACGGATACGTTTGTACTTATACTTAGACGAATCTTTACGTTTGCTGAGAAAGTGACAGTCATTCAAGTGTCTCCTAAATACATAACGCCTAGATGGTTGAAAGATAAAGAGATTTATTACTTCTTTAACTATGATGGTATCAAGTGGATGAACATTCATTCAGAAGCGTTATTGGAATTCCCTATAACCAGAATGAAGTTTTATATGCCTGCTACCGAACAGATAAACTCTGAACCAATGACACAGGAAATGCACAACGAATATAAAGATGTTGATCGCTTTAATCTCGTTGCTGTAGCATGGGCCATGTATATAACCATTCAATATATTCCAGTTAAGGTATTCTCAATCATTGATAGACCTACAGATAAAGCAAAATAGAAGAGAGGCAACTGCCTCTCTTTTTCTATTATTTTTTAAGCGCTAAACGTTTAGCTTCTTCAGATTTCTGACGAGTAGTAAACTGGTCATATGTCTGACCAGATGCTTTCTCGTTTAATTCAGTTTCCAGTATTTCAAATTTACCAGACTGTTTAATGACTGGAGTTTTGTCTGCTTCAACTGCATTGCCTCGTAAGAATGGGTTTGAACCATTGCGTTGGATAGATTCTGAAATTGCAGACATGGCTTGTGCTTGTTCTGCGGCTGAGTCGGCTTGTTTATCTTCAACTTCTAAACGTAAGTTGGTCTGCGCTTGCTTGTCTGTATCAGCCAATGCTTTAAGATAAAGAGAGCCCATTTTAGGATCAATGAAAATAGTTGTGTCTTTTTCTAATTCATCAAGAAACTTATCTCGACGATGTAATGTTTTCTCAATCTGCTCTCTGTTAACATCTGCCATGTTAGCTTCCTTTATGTAAAGTTCTTTAAATATATATCATATAAATGATGTAAGTCTAGGATAACCTGCCAATGGATTTTATTAAACAACTTTTATTTAAGTGGCGGTGTAAGAATTTCTTATCTTCCAATAAAGAAATAAAAGAAAAAGTAATCTACTTGATAAACAATATTAAATATCTACCAGTAGTAAAGTTTGAAAATGTAGATAGTCATGTATTACTCGTACATACTGAAAACATAGAAGAGCTGGTTAAACTAATGGTTCAAATAAACAATGATGTAACGATAGGTCGTATAAGTAAACCAATACCGTCGACCTCTCCAGTAAACATAGGAGGTAAAAACTATTTCAGAGACAATACCTCTGAACAAGTACCGTTTGATAGAACTCACTGTAAAGAATTATTCAATAATGAATTCAATAAATATTTAAAAAAGCTTAACAAGATTAAGCATGATGTGTCAGAAATAGATTTCTATACCCGACGTCACGGTCAAGTGATTGAAGATATAGTTGAACTATTGAGAACCAACCTATAGGGAAAACCCATGTCAAAAGAAGATGACGAAAAAGAAAAGTCTAGCTCACTCAAAATTAGAAGACTTATTAATTCAAGAGATAAAGGCTCCGGCCAAACTAGCAATGTAATAGCTAAGTTATTTCGAGTCATTTTAATTGAACTTGACATAACTCTAGATAAGTTCACTATATTGAAATCGAAATGGTTAAACGATCCGAATAACCACATACGCAATACAAGGACGGCTAAGTCGACGGCTAGTTCTAATTTGGTTAAAGATATTATCAAAGATACGATGTCAATAGACGTGTTCTTAAAGATGATGTCTTTATTGAAAGTTGAAAGCATTTCTTTTTCAGTAAGTATAAAGCGAAAGGGACATCTCAGACCTACTGAACACACTGTTATGATCGACGACCTTCCGGGGTATATATCGACCAGAAAAACAAGTAGACACGCAGCTGAGAAGAAAGAGCCAGAAGAAAAAGTGAAAGAGGATAAAGCACAACCTAAAAATCCTAATACCACATTGGATGAAAAGACTGCTGAGTTTGATCTTAAAGTAAAAGAGATCATCGATTCTCTCAACATTAAAAGAAAATAATTTACTAGCGTGAAGGACTCTGGTCCTTCACGTATGCATTTTATGATTGATTATTGATTAGAGGTCATGATGAGTAAGTACGTAAGGAGTTTAAACATATCTGACCCCAGCGAAACAGTACTAGCGCTCGATGGGAATGGTGTCACACCTACAGAAAACCTCAGTAAGTTAGCAGAGAAGGATTCGCCTGAACAAACCACAGATAAAGTACAATCTTTGGTAGATCAGGTGAAGCCGACTAAGGAACTTGAAAAGGTTGCTTCTGTAAAAAATGAAGCTGCTAAAAAAGCTGAGATTAAAGAAACGTTAAAGAAACATCCAAACATAAAAGAGTACTCTCAAGATATTGACGGTGCTGCAGATGAATGGGATTATTTTGAAGATGAGGAATACGGTACATGTGAAGCTGTGGATGGTACAGTTAAGGAATTAGGTTTCTTTGACAAGCTCCAGAATAAAGTTAATTCTTTAGCTGCTGAATACGGCATACCGTTTATAAACCCACAGTCTCAAGATGCTTTAGATAGAGCTAAAGCTAAACGTCTTTTAAAGACAGGCTCTGCTGAAGAATTGACAAGTGTATATTCTAAGTCAAAAAATAAACCAACTATTGAAAAAGCAGTCGATGATGAGTTTGACGCGACTGCTTCTAGAGGTAGTTGGAAGACTGTATTGGCAGCTACTAAAATACTAGGTAAGAACTATGTGCGTAACCGAAAGAAATTAGGTTCTAAAAACCTATTAGCATCTTATAAAAAAGACCCTTTGTCAATGTTCAATAAAGAAGAACTCACTGGACTGTCAGGTGCGTTAACTGAAATGGACCCTACATGGGGCGGCTACGTAACTGACGGAGTACTTAAGTATCAAAAAGGTAATTTCGATACGTTATCTACCGATGCGGCTAAATTGCTAGGTGTAGATAAAAGTAAGTATTTTCCTAAAGTTATTAAAATAGCTAAGAAGAAGAAATGGGACCGAAAGGTAAACGATAGAATTAATAAGGCCAAAAAGAAAGTATCTGATAAAACAGGTATCTCTTCTGGTTCAAGTGGTAGTATATATAGCGGTTAGGAGTAATTATGAGTGATTTAATATATAGAGACGGATGGTTACATTCGGTGGAAGAAATTAATTTAATACCTTATGGGATAGTGACTCCTGTTCTGGAGGAAGGAGCAGAGGAAGTTGAAATAGTTTCTCCTTTTGATACGTTATTTAAACGTTTCAATAAAGAAGAAATAGACTATGATAACCCAGCGGTTTTACCTACTTCCATTGCTGAAATATATAAACCCAAAGAATATTCAGCTTCTTTTTTTTCAAGGTACTATCCTAAATCGGGCTCTGAGAACCTCCAACCTTATGTTGATGCAATGATCGAAGCCGGTTGGAATACGAGCAACCCTAGTGAGTTACTGCAACCAAAAACAGATGCTGGTTTCTTTAAAATGTATATCGATAAGGCATTGTTTAGAGACGATTCATCCAATCGAATAGAAAGAGTGTTTGCAATGACCGTTGACCGCACTGGCTATAGCAGCAGGGGTTATCCATATGAAACATACCAATTATCTGAACTGGAAATTGAGCGCGTAGGCGATTTAGTCCTAGCCGATACTAGCAAGATAAATCGTGTTCATGGAGTTAGAATAATATTTGGCTTCAATGTCGTGGACAATACAATGCCGCTGAACCTATATCAAATCTCATATATTAAACGAGATCTTGTTAGAGAGATGGCGGATATAGATGCCACCTTACCACATGAGTTAGTGTTGGTCGACGGTATTTAATTACATCCAGATACATTCTATAGACAACTAACTAAAAGGAATGTTTATGATTTATAATATATTCATCATTTTAGCTCTAGTGTCCTCTACATGTCTGAAGGTGATATTCGAAGTAGTGTGGTTATTAATAGACGCCATAGTAGTTTATCTACCTAAAGAATTGTCAATTACCTTCAATATAAAGAGCGCAGACTTTTGGGGTTTGAAAGCTATTATGTTACTGGTACGACATAGAGTGACAAGAGGGCTAAAGACTAACCTGCCAATTAAAACAGGCACAGACTTTTGGGGTCTGGGTTAGCACCTAAATTAAAAACTCAAAATTAAAAAAGTCATTACAATGACTTAAACATAATTTGATCTTTCCTCCTGATCTACATAGAAGCTATACTTAGTCGACTACTAGGGATGGAGGAAGATTTACTAAACAACGCAGAACCATCTACTCTCTCTTTGATGTTTCTATCTTGTTATGTCGATATGTCATGGGACCTTCGGGTCCCTTTTATTCAAGTTAAAGGAGCATGTGATGTATTCGTTCCCACTTACCTATGTTACTACGATAGCAATGAAAGTACGTGGCGACAGTGCTGACTATGCTATCTTAGAAGCTTTCTTAGCCATTTCAGGAGCAGATTTGGTAGTCAAGGTCGATAGCCCTGAACGTAGAGACTGGACTATAGTTAGAAAAGTGTACAATAAAGAAAAAACAATTCAAGCATTAAAAACTCTAAACTCACAATACTTAGATGGGGAAACACTCAACCCCTCTACTGTATTAAAAATATATGACGATTTGGTCAGTTAAGGAAGAAACGATAATGAAGATCGAATATGTAGTTAATGGTAAATCTATTGCTTTAAATGATAAAATACAAAAAGCTATTGATAATAGATCTATCCCTTTATCATTATTTCGTGCAACATTACTTAATGCCGTCCGCAAGATTCTAAACGGTCGAGAAAAAGAAGTAGACTACGATGCACTTGCAGATGCCGTAGTTAAAAGCATTGATCAATTTAAGAGCCGTGTAAGACGCCTCTCGAAGCTTGTACGATATTCTAATGAATGCCTAATGAAAATAAAAAACGCCTTGGAGAATCGCACTGAAGATAATCTAGAGCTACTTAGAAGTACAGTGGGATATATCCCTGCTGAGAATATACGAAACTATCGTTTCTTAATGACGGTACTCAAACGAAGAATCTTTGATTTAGATGAAATAAATGAACTTGAAAAGATAGTAGGCGGTTTAAATTCTATCTACGGTTCATTAGCTTCGACTGAAAAACATTTCGTCCCTGGAAATAAAGATCAGTTTCCAACACCATTGGGTGAGTGTAAAATACCTTTCGACTTACTAATCAAACATAATTGCGAAAGACTATCAAAACAAATGTTAAGTCTTCTCTGTAAAAATGGCAAGCAGACGCTAACGGACCTTGGTTTTAACTTACGTTCTCGTGAGATGACGGTAGATGGAAAATACTATGTGTACCACTTTACCTTCAAGAACATTACAATTCCATGTAAGGCAGCTGTCATAACCCCCAAAGAGAGGAAATAAAATGAAAAAAGAAATACATGTAATCGCCCACAGTCTAACTAAACAGATCAAAGACATCATAGATACTTTAGAAGCTAATGGTTTCTCCACTACCGTTAAAGCTATGGATTGTGAAGACATCACAATAGACGACTTCAACGGCATACGTCAGATGTTAAATGAATGGGACAGACAGGTAGAACAACTTTTAAGAAAAGAAAGAATAGCCCAAAGTCACTATCTCTTAAACTTGGTTAGAGGAACTACTGGTTACGTATACAGATATAAAAAAGAACCCAATTCCAAACTAGGTTTATTGACGCTAACAAACCAGCGTCTCGGTAACGTATATGAAATTAAAATCCACCCCTATTAAAAAGAGTTACTTACCATGACATTAGAGCAGATGCGTCGTTTTGTTAAACGTAAAGAACTATGTAGTCTAATAAAGCTTTACTCGACAGTCGACTTAGATTATGGTCGTATAGACGATCCTGTTAAGTTCAGGAAAGAACAAGCTAAGTATGGACGTTATGCGACTGCTTTAAAAGCACTGTCTTCAGAAAACACCGAGCTTTTCAATACGTATAAAAATACTGAAAATGAAGAACATCGTATATATTCTTTACTTGCAAACTACAGTACCATTCAACAATTTGTTACTCATGGTAAGAACCAAAGAGAAATCATCCAGTTAGTAGCGGCTAAGGAAGAACTTACCTTCTTTCAATCTAGTAAGATCGTTACTCGCATATTGGACATTTCTCAGTTACTCGAACGTTACTGTAAACTGTTAGAAGACGATAAAGAAAAGAAACATCTACTATATCGTCTGACAAGTTATTTTACCGACTACTTCAAACTGTTCCATAAAAAAGAATTTGGCTTACCCTATATCTTACCGTACATTCCAAAGCTTAAGATGGCTGACGGTAAGTTAGAAGTAAAACATAGCTTTACTGAATTTGGTAAAGAACCGCCCTATGCAATACAGAACTGGCGTTGTAACTTCATTGTAGTGCTTTGATATCATACATACTAGGAAGGCGGCTGCCTTCCTTTATGTTTGAAATGGAAAGGTTTTGACATCTATATAGTAAATATGAGATAACTAACTTAAACAATTATAGGAAACGAATCATGAATTCAATTAAACTTAAAATAGCAGCCGGCCTTGCAGCAGTATCAGTAGTATCTTTAGGCGCGGCTTATTTTCTAAATAAGTCAGATCAGAAAAAAGAAAAGTCAACTAAGCGTAACAGCGATGTTTCTTTCTTTGACGGTTATACCCTTTACTTTACCAACGATGCAATCGAAGGTATCGTTACAGTAAAGGACGGTGAGTTCGAAACAAACGTCACTGCTATAAAAGAAGTAAAAGGCAATACAGGAATGAGCACAGTAAACTTAGGCTTAATGTTTTTAAAGGTAGCGGCCGATGCTGCTAACATAAAAGCTGCTAAATCATCGCTGTCAAGAGCAGATATATTTAGAGTAATAATAGCTGGTGACAATGATGTCTTCTCTATTGAAAACACAGTAGCTTAATTAACCCCCCATTATCAAAGGAAACAACCATGAAGATTTCAGACGCACTATGTATAGCAGCGGTAGCAGTGACAGCAGTAGCTTTAGCATCTGCAAGTGTAATAGAAGTTAGACGCGAGCCTCTACCTAGACGTAGAATGAATCGTGGTTCTACTCACCAGATAAGAGGAAGTCGAGTTCGTGCTACTGTAATATTTAACAGTGATCGCACATTTAATGTAGATGTTAGAGACGTAGGCGATTTCTACGGTCGCTATAGTCTAGCTCAGATGTTACGTAATCGTATCGAACAAAACCTTAGATACGATCATTCAATGTCTAAAAGATTGGCAGTCAGTAAAGCTTGTAATGAGGTTTCTGACTTTACCGGTTTACCATTGTACAATATCAGTTAGGTATTGTACAATAAAAAGAAGCTTCCGTAGCTTCTTTTTTTTATTCACTATTAGGATTAAATTATGCATTATAGTTATAACGAAGATGAGGCGATTTATTTACGTACTCAATTGGCTAAACGAATTGAGCTAGAACGTAACGCTGAAAGAAAAGAAAGCATGTTACACCTACAGAAATGCATGGGTACGGAAGGTCCTATCGAAACAGAACTGGCTAATCGTTCTGACTGGCCTGAGATTATCAATACCATCATGTATGGTCCAGAGGCAGGGGATACGTATGAACCAGGAATCCTTTAGCTTTACAGAAAGGTTATATGAAAGCACTATGAAAGAGTCAGATAAAATAATGGACAGCGCTTTCTTAGTTGATAAAACTGATCATCACGACACTCTACTAGACGATATAATCTTTAGACTGTACAGATATCAACGCGAGTTAAATGTAACGCGTAAGATACTCGATACTGGTAAGGTTCAATATCGTTTCTTATCAATGGGTGACGTGCCGCTTACAATTCATCCAAGACAAGCAAGTCAAATGCTATTTACTAAACTGGAGAGTTTGCTACCTAAGCATCCAGAGAAAATGGATTTCATTGACGCTGCAATTCTACTAGATGATTTGTTAATTGAATACAACAAAGAACCTAAACGTGGCAGCTTAAGTATAAGTAACTAACATAAACAGCTCCCATTATGGGAGCTGTATGTTTTTTCTTTTTTTAGTTTCTAACCACCACGGTCACTAGGATCGGCTATAGCTGCTAGCCAGCGACCAGGCGATGCTCCAAATAACCAACCAGCATTCGATGCAACACTTGCCCATTTAGCAGGTGAGCGCCATTGTTGGAAGTCTAGCATTGACTTGTGGAAGTTCTTCTTCAGACGCTTAGTTGTATAGATCTGATCTACTAAATCTAACGAACCCATGATTGCCATCAAATCAGTAAATTGATTTTCATCTGATAATAGATATTTAGATATACCACCTGGAAGTAGAGTATCTAATGGATTGAAACCAGCAGTTAAAGGCATGTGAGTAATTGATGTTAAATCTAATAGCGTAAATTCAATATCAATACCTAGTGGTTCACTGTCTTTAGTGTAACCGATATTACCAGTACCTAATGTCATAGTGAATGAATCAATTATGCCCAGTCTAGATTGTGCTCTACCTTTACAGTAGTATTCACAAATGAATGGACCTGTGTATGATTGGAAACCAGTTGATCTAGGAATAGCACCCGCCATTACTGAGATAGCAGGAATGAATAAGTTCTGCAGTCTTGATACTGGATCAGATGACCATGAACGACATTCCATCTTAGCACTTATCTTAGGCGCATTTGTTATTGTCTCTTCCCAGTACTTAGGGATGTCCACTAACGCATTGCCCATAAGAGCAGCTAGACCGCTCACACCGACACTTTCAGCAACGCCGCTAAGCAATGCCCCTACCGAGCTAGTAACGGCTCCTATAGCGTCTCCTACGAACCCACCAATTAACTGACCATCTGATAGATTGAAACGAATGTCTTTAGCACCCGATGACATACCGTTAATCATACCGGCTACACCAGATTCTTTAACCGTACTATTAGCAGAGAAACTTGTAGAGCCAGGCTTATCAATTCTAAACGATACAAACTGACCACCATCATTACTTTCTGCTTCTAGCGAAGTAAAGAACTTAGACCACCAGCCTTCATCTTCACCGTAGAGATCAGAGGCTGTTTCAGCAGGTTGATTAGCAATGTTAGTTTCAACATCGTTTGCGAACTTAGCTTCCTCATTTGGGTCTTCGGTTTCCTTTTCCTGTAATGGTTTATACGCATCGAGAGAGAACCAATCGTCAATGTACGTTCCCATATCACGCCCTTCGGCGATAACTGGATCATTAGGATGTCCGGTTTCTTTATAGACTCTACTTACAGCAGCAATTGCTTCATCAGCTGTTTTAGATTCATCGAGGCTCTTCTTCAATAGCTCATGGCGTTTATTAGCAAGACGTTGATAACGAGTGGTTACGTTATAGATATCGATGCTGCCATTTGAATTATAGATGTCAGGTAATAGTTTACGGTAAGCTGCTTTATCATCATCACCAAAACCTTCTTGTTCTTTATATCCCTCAGTACGTTCTGAGTTAGCCATACCTGCTACGTTACCCATATTTGACATCAAGCTATTTAGAACACTTGAGCGAGCATCGTTGTAGATATGCATTGCAGGTTTCAGATAGAAGTATTTAGTAGAAGGCATGTCTGCTAAGAATCTAAGCGTCTGTGCTATTAGAATATAAGGTAATATTCTAAAGGTTGCTACAGTCCCTATGATTCTACCAATAGAACGTGCTATTTGATTACTACGTCCTTTATTGGCTAACTGTGCGGCTGTTGGGTCATAGAAGTTACCAAAGAACCGAGTCATGCTGTTATAGGTTGGAATACCGAAACGCATATGCATGATAACTTGAGTATCATCGAAACGTTCGCTATAGTCACGTCCCATACCGCTAGTTGCACCCAAGAAACTATATTTAGTTGTAGGGTCATCTACATATCGTTCTTCATTTAAATCAGCAAAGCCTGTAAACTGAGGCAGTGGATTTATTGCTTTATTGCCACCAAGTGTAGTGTCTCCAAATTTGAATAGACCAGACGGTAGCTTTCTAAATTTATCTACGCTTGTATCGAATGAGTCCGGTGGAAGAAGAAACGCACTTCTCACCCAACTACTGACAGATGCATCGCTTAGTACTTCGTACATAGACACTCCATTAATAAAAAAAATCTTCATTACATAAAATGCGCAGCTAGGATTAACTAGCTGCGCATTATGTTTATATACTCCGTCTCATTGATATCTTTCCAGTATCGAGTGGGGCGGATGTTTCAGGTTTCTTAAAAGATTCCTGCTGGCCCGTAGAGGCCGATTGATTACCAGTAGGATTCACTGTTGCTTGAGGGGCTGTATTATTAACCTTACCGTTTTGCTTTATAAGGTCTTTTAGTAGAGCAACACTTTGTTTGTGATAGCTATTACTCTCAGCTAGTAGTGAGTTGGCACGTTTAAGCTCTGTAACGGCTTGTAACGAACTCTGGCTACTGTCAGCAGCGTATTGGGTTTGTGCTTTCGCACGTTGTTCAGCGGCTCTCTTAGACGCTCTCTCGACTAACTCTTTCTGTTCTTTAGTATCGACAACATCAGACTTTTCATCTTGATATTTAGACTTGTTAACAACATTAGCAGTATCGGCCACGTAAGAACTAGAAGACGATTTCTTAACAGCAGGAGTTGTGGAAGCTTTCACTTCATCTAGTCTGCTAGATAATCCAGAAAAGAATTCCTTCTTAGTCATCTTCGCAGAGAGTCTATCTTTATCAGCTGTGGTTTTAGGCTTAATGAATTCAGATACATTGGCATCGTCATCTGCTTGTATTAAGCGGATTGTTTCCTCAGTACCGTACATCATAGCCGATAGATTTTCTTGAGAGGTTGGTTCTCTTCCTAAGATAGAACGCATTCTAGCAATTGACACCTTAAGGAACTCAGCCACCGCAATGGTTGCATGTTGAGGATTCTTAATGTCTGGCTTATCGATACTGTATCGTTCAGCATGCTTATCCATTAGTTTCCTAAAGGTAGCAGCATCCATTAGATACATACCCGACCTAGCACCTACTCGTTTGTTAGGATTGAAGTTAGTAGCTAGTTTAGCAAGTCCTAGTATTGGATCAGGCTCAATGCCTACTAACATGGCTACTGACATTACCATCTTGCCATATTCGCCCATTGTAGCACGAAGCGGTTTATAGATAGCACTTGCATCAGCATCACCTACAGATGAAATCTTAGCATTGATTTCTTTCTCAGAGATACTAGCAACTGGATTAACTTCTGTAGGAGCACCAGAACTAGGAACGTAGCTAGTAGTCTGACCCGAATTTCCACGAGCCTTCATCTTATCTATTTTCTTCTGCACCCTACGTAAAGTTGGATTGTCACTGTTACGTCTACGCTCGGCTGCCTGTTTTGCAAACTCCTCACCGGTCATCGGTTTATCAGATGTGCCTTGTATAGGAGTGACACTCGCTGGTTTATCTGGATCAGCAACCTTAGCTACTTCTCCCCGAGCTTTCATTGCATCGGCTTGTTTCTGTGCTTTGCGTACAGCAGGGTTATCGCTATTGCGTCGTCGTTCGGCAGCCTGATCTGCAAACTGAGCAGCTGTTGATTGAGTAGCTTTAGGATTAGGAACATCCTTCATTGTTTTAAGTTGTTCATCGGTTGGATTGAGTGCTGGATCTTTAGGATCTAAAGTGGCTTGCTCATTATCTTTCATCTCAATGACTGAACGCATATGTTGATCATATTTACGTTGCAGTGAAGGGTTGTCAAAATGTTTACGGACAATGTCGGTACCTTTAAAGTATTCAACGCCGTCTTTAACATCAAACTTCTCTTCAGCTGGACTATCGTTAGCAGCCTTCGCCACCGTTCCTTGCATCATTAACATGTTAGCTTTATTGTCGTTAGCTTTACGTGCATCTTTCATTACAGCTTGACCGTACTTAGCACTGTAACCGTCATCTGGTAGATCGTAGGTCTTCTGAGGGTTCTTAGAAGGCTGTCCATTACGCATGTTAATCATACGTTTCTCAGCAGACTTATCTCTAGGCGTGTGTTTCTCAACAACTAAAGCAAGTGCTTCTTCGATAGGTTCCATTCGACCATCCATCACTATATCAGAATCCCCAAACGGAGAAGACGTGACTGTATATGGACTAGGTTCAGTTCTTATCATTGAAGCTTTTGCAAATTTAATCTTATCTTCTTCTTTAAGATCTTTATCTACTGTCATTAGGTTAGATGAATTAGCCATTGTTTTCAATAGATACATGTTCTTCAAAAAGACTGGTTTAAAACGTTCACTGAACCACTTGTTAAACATCTTAACCTTCTGTTTATTTTTAATATCAAACTCAAAGATTTCAGGTATTTGCTCAAACGGTACTTTACCAGATATAGATGCAGACTCTCCAGAGATAGAAACATTCTTAGAAAGGATTTGCTCAAACTTACCTATGGTTTGAATTAAATCATAGTCTAAGTCTGGTACACCGTACTGAGCCATCCGCAGTTCAGTTAAAGGATCTAACAGTTCTGAGAAGTAGCTATAAGTAAAGTAACTAACAGCCCCAACCGCAGCAACCGTCAAGACAACAGGAGAGAACACAACTGCGGCTACTGTACCAGCAGCCGCAGCAGTTGCTGCCGCAGCAGTAGCAACACCACTTGCAATGGCAGGAGCAGCCGCCACAGCCGCCGTAGCCACATAAGGTATTGCTCTAGCCCCCATTGCCAAAGCTCTAGCAGTTAAAGACTTCTTACCACCACCTAGGAACATATTAGCGACACTGGAACCGGTTAAGAAATTAAGTACAGTTGTTAACACTGACCCTATTCCCATTATACCACCAACCACTTTACTTAACATGCCAAACGTACCGCTCATTAGTCCTAATACTTTCTTGGAGAATGACCCTCCTTTACGATTAGCCTTAGCCGCCTTATCTTCCCTTGCCTCTTTACGCTTAGCTTCTTTCTTAGCTTTACGTTCTTTCATGATATTGACAAAAGAACCTACTCGGTCTTTCATGTCACTGGCTTCGTTCTTAAGTTTATCTTTGAAGCTAGGACGTTTCTTGCTCTTGTCCTTTTCTTCTTTGTTTCTAAACTTCTTGAACTTACCAAATAGCGTATCCATGTAGCCATTCATTTTAGCAGCAAAGCCTTCTTTAGCTCCTTTGGCTTTATCTTTAAGAGCGTCTTTCTTTTGCTTCAACTTCTCTTTAAGATCTTTACCTCTAGAACTTGCTTTGTCTTTAAGCTCAGATGCTTTATCTTTCGCTTTATTGTATTTCTCATCGACACCAGAACGTTCACGGTAATCTTTTGCTTTGTCTTTGGCTTTATCTATCTTGCCATCAACATCGTATTTATTACGTAACTCATCTGCTTTAGATTTGATCTTATCTTTAGCAGTCTTACCACTAAAGGCATTGTACTTGTCTTTAACTTTATCCAGTAAACCAGAACCCATTGAAGTAGCTGAACTGAAAGCTGCTTTAGCACCGTTAACGATACCACCAGACGCTTGAGCCAATTCTTCTTCTTTAACATCGAGTCCTTTATAGGCAAAGTATTTTAATAAGAGTGCATAGATACGTTTAGTTATACTTCCCGTACCAATTCCAAATGAACGTTTCTCACCGTTGCCGTCAGTGCCGAATCCAGGTATCTTAGATGTTAACCATCCTAAACTTCCTTTGATTGCATCGGCTGCTGTACCAGCGCCCTTCTTAACGAGGTCAAAGGCTTTCTTGCCACCATTTAATACTAAGCCAGCACCTTTACCTATAAGTCCAATGGCGCTCGCTATAACGCTCTTAGGCAACCCTATCTTTTTACCGTCAATAGTAACAAGGTTCTTTAATTCCTCAGCATTAATTACAATGCTCTTACCTTCGTATATAGGACCGGTTAAATGTTTCTTGTGAGTGACCGTAACCCCAGCAGAGTTAACGTACGCTCCATTATTCATTTTAACAACTCTAAGACGAGGTTCACTTTCCCCTTTCACGTAAACGTCTGGTAGTTTAGTGAAGAAGTCTTTAGCTTTGTTATAGGCTTTATCTATCCCTAGCATCTTAAATGGATTGACTAAGTTAAATGGTTTTTTGATTAACCCTAAAAGGAAATCTTTACCTGCTTTAAAGTTTATCTTTTTACCAGCGAAACTATAAAGGCCATCTCTCCATTGTTCAGGACTGATAGCGTAGTTACCAGCTAAGTCTTTTATCGGTCCCTTTATTTGAGACATCTTGGTAATTATCTTACCCGTAATAGCATCTTTATATTCACCAGCTTCTAATTTAGCTTTAGTGATTAAAGGATTGATCTTATTGGTAGCTGAGTAGAGATCTATATTTTTAAGACCTAGAACAGTATCTTTAATAGCCCCGCCAGCTCTACGTGCTAGACCAGCTGCAAAGGTTAATGGTTTAAGTGTATTGCCAAATACTTTCTTACCGATGTCCCATGGCTTCTTAATGATGGTGTTAAACGCACCTTTACCAAGACCTTTAAGTTTACCGTATTTACCTTTAAGGTAATTCTTAGCTCTGGTTCGTTTACCTTCTTTAGGCGTACCGTCATTGTCACCGTAGGCAAACATATCGGGTAGATCAATTAAGAGTTCTTTTATCTCACTTAACAGATCAACTTGCTTAGACGCATGTTCTTGGCTTGAGAACTTGCCTTCAATCATTTCTAACTGATCATAGTCGATGGCTAATTCACCGCCTGTTCTACCTTGTAAAGATTCAATCAATTGATCAATACTTTGAATTAGTTCACCTGCTTCAATGGTAGTGGAAATAGAATCACCAGCGCCACTTGCGCTATCTGGACCGACTGGAGGATTCCAAGGTTTACCTGGTTCTTTATCAGACGGGTCGTAAGGCTTTTCTGCTGCTGCTTTATCTTTACCGTGCTGACGATAGCGTTCAAAGATATACTCTTCATTGACATGATCATCACCATCTCGGTCAACAGTAACACCACTGCGTCTGAGAGCTTCTCTATTAGCTGTGTTAGCGTAAAGATTAGCTGTCTCATAAGTGTTAGGCATTGCTTCACGCAAACGTCTTAGATCACGATTGGCTTCTACTTGAGCAAAAGAGCCTTTAACATTTTCATCGCCTATTGTTCCATCCATCTCAAGTTCGAGTTTGGCATGAACAGCATCGGCAAATCGATCGTACTCTTCCATTGATAGTTTAGACTTATCTAGATAGTCACCATCAATTAGTTTCTTAGTGTTGAAGTCAGTATCAGTACGAGCAAACCGAAGAAACATCTCTTCTATTTTATCTGCTATATCATCAACTGAACCATCTGTAACAACAGACAGTAGATTTTTATTGATGTCTTTCAATGCGTCGAGTTCAGTGTCTCTAACTGCATCGCCTTCTATTCTAGCTGAGAGGTCAGTTGTCTGTACAAACTTATTACCAGCATGATCAAAAGTAACTGAGTCTTCTTCCGTACCGCTTACGCTATGCCATATTTTAGATAACCAACCAGGTATTACTTCAATGATTGATTTACGAGTAAGGTTGTCAAAGTCAGCATGGTCGGTTGAGTTAGCTATTTGATCATAACCTACTCTAGACTCACGTCTATTCCTAAGGGCTTCTAAAGCAGTCTCTTGCAACATACTAGAAATGTTACCAGTATACGTCTTAGACTCTAAATGCTCACGTAGCATCTTGTCGTAGTTCTCACTACCGTTTAGAAGCTTATTGCCAAGCGTTGCAATCTTTTTATTCTTAGCCATATGAGGAGCTAAGAACTTACCCATCTTCTCACCTAACCAGCGAGTTAATGATTCAGAACCCATCTGAGCACCGAGTTCAGTTTTACTGATACCCATCTCTTCAAGGTCAACGCCCTCTAACATATCGCCTGCAAATGAAGCAGTGGCTACAGCGTCTTTAAACTCAGCTACCTTCTCTTTAACTCGTTTACCTAGAATGTCCCCAAATGTATTGAGGAAGTCTTTAGCCATTGGAGCGAACTTATCTTGTGCTTTACCGATAAGTTTCTCTTTGGTTAACTGCATTGCTAGTTCACTGTTTTGTATTTTAACAGCTTCTGGCAAACCAGTGTTCTTAACCAAAGAGCGGAAGTGAGTAAGTGTTTCTTCCTGAGTTAGTTTAAATAGTTCGTAATGGTCTTTAGCTACAAAGAAATGCTTGTATTTTAATTCAAGTGTTTTACGTTGCCATTGCATCGTAACGTTATCTTGATACGCATTGTGTTTAGCCAATTCGTTACGTATACCCTGAGAGATCTCAGTATTGGTTTCGTGACGTTTAGACTCAACAACTTTGTACATCATGTCCTGAGCTTGATCTTCTTTCTTCTCTTGTGCTTGCGCTTCGAAAATAGGAGCTAGTTCAGACGCTATACCTTGATTGCGAATTTCATCTTTGGTCATTTCAGCAGAGTTGGTTTTCTCTTCTTTTAGAATCTCTTCTAACTTTTTAGAAACCGCATCTGGTAAAACTTTATCGAGCATTGTGGTTGCACGACGACCCATTCTTTTAAGATCAACGATGGCTGGTCTTAAATCATTTGTTACTTGATTGTATAGTCCAATACCTTTATCAGTCACGTCATTCGTTACGTCAAAAGCTGCACCATAACCTTCTGGCAAAGCCTTACGTAAAACGTTTGCTTGAAATGAACGATCGGTTATTGTTTCTTTGAAACCGCTATATGCCCCTTTACCAAAGTCTTTTGCAACACTTCGGTTATTACTGGGCGATTCGGGATCTTGGAACGGATCATTGAAATCGAAATCATCCATTTCAAAATTATCAAAATCATATTCTTTATTATTCATAATCCAACCTATTAATTGAAGGTGAGAGTCACATGATTAAAAACTTTCAAAAAGAGCCCTTAAATTTAAAAATTTTACAAGTCAATAAGGAAGCTATTAAATTCATGACGCCTGTTACGGCTCCTGATATATTTGAAAGAGGTACCCATCATTTTCATCCAGATGGTTTATACTCTACAGATATATTTGGACAAGTCGGTTCAGACGAAAGGAAAGAAGTATTTTCTTACATTGACCTTAAAAATGAAGTATTACATCCGCTACTGCTAGAAGCCCTAAATGATCTAAAGAAAAATCTTTACTTAGGAATGATGGCAGGTACAGTAAAAGCAATCTGGGATGACGAAGAAAAGAACTTTGTCAAAAACGATTCTGATGCTGCACAAACGGGCTATGAGTTCTTTATGTCTAAACGAGCAGAAATTGTTCATAAGCAAACTGGTTCTGATGAACGAGCAATAAAGATTAAGTTACTTCAACTTTATGAAGAACAGTCTTTAATGCGTTATCATTTAATCATGCCTGCCGCTTATAGAGACATGGAGATAAAAGACAATCAACAACGTGTTGATAACGAAATAAATGATTTATATCGTCGTCTAATCTCAGCTACTAATGTAATGATTGCTACACAAGATAAAGCACCTTACGATGTACCTCGCTGGACTGTACAGAGAACAGCTCGTGATATATTCGATATGATCATGCGAATCCTAAAAGGTAAGCGTGGTGTGATGCAGAAGAAGTATGGTCGACGTACTACCCGTAACAGTACACGTAACGTGGTAACGGCGATGGACCCATCTTCTCGTTATTTAAAAGACCCTAGAAACCCAACGCTTAAAGATACAAACATCAGTTTCATTCAAACTTTGTTTGGTGCGTTGCCATTTACTCTTCGGGGTCTAAAATTAAGTATCTTAGAAGAAGTGTTTCCTTCTGGCATTGAAGAAGATGATGTTTGGCTAGTTAATGCTAAAACGATGAAACGTGAACTGGTTGAGCTAGATGCTGATACAGTAGATAAATACGCGACAACAGAAGGTCGTAAGAAACTATTGCAGCGGTTCTTTAATAAGAAGCTTCGTAATAAACCGATTAAGATATCAGGTTATTATTTAGCCCTTGTTTATGAAGATGAGACAACCTTTAAAGTAATTCAAGATATCGATGAGTTACCTGCTGGTTACGTTGCATCTAAAGTTACTCCGATGACATTAGGCGATTTATTATACATTGCCTGTTATCCTCAGTACGGTGATAAGTACGGGACAATGACTCGTTACCCTATTACCGAAGATGGTTCTGTATTTCCAACGCGTTACCGTGTAACCACCACTGTAAAAACTAGTTTAAAGCACCAATTAAATGATAACTGGGAACCGGATGTTGAATTCTATAACTTCCCAGATAGAAGCGATCGTGCAATATGGTTAAATGCTCTATCACCTCATCTATCTAGACTTGATGGTTCTGGCGGTGACTTCGATGGCGACCAATACACTTCTCCGTTCTTATTAATGGAAGACAGTGTGAACGACATTAAACGTTATTACAATACCCGTAAAGCGTATACTCGTTTAGATGGTAGCTTCTTAGCAAGTGCTGGTAACAAGAGTAATGGACTAGTAGCATTTAACTTAACACGCGATATGCGTTTTAGTAGACATGAAGAGGAACAAGACTTTGGATACTTCGATAAGTAATTTAGTTGCTTCTATGGAGGCAATACGTTATTCCGACTGGTACAAGCGTCGTGGTATACGTCGAGTAGATGAACTCAAACAACTCAAGTTAATTAATGAAGAAAGCTTTGAATTGCCAAGAGAGTCGATTGTTCATTACATGACTAACAATCCAAATGAATTGGGTATTCATGTTAATAACTTTCTGATTAGACAAAGCACTGGGTTCATTGGTATTGAACATGTTAAGAAATACACAACGATGGAAGGCTCGCCTATTAAGGTTCCTATCGATGTTAACGGTTTAACGCGTAAATATAAAAATGCTAACCGTGACATTCGTCCTATCGTGAACTTTGATTCGATTGTTAAAAATCCAGAAAACGTAATTATCATTAACTACGCTTTACTGAATCAATTGTATTCTTATCGCCAATCGTATTTGTCTAGCTATTATAAGTTTGAAAACATTACAAACACATTGATAGATAACATCAATAAATATTCTGAGCTTAGTACACGCAATCAGTTTATCAATTTATCATTACCTGACCAAGTGCCGACCTACGTACAGTTTAAAGCATTGAAAGATTCAATGAATAGTACATCACTTGCACCTTTCAACCGTCAGTCTACATTGATAATCTTAGAGCTTTATAAATGGATATCTGAGGATAGAGAAGATTCTATCTTTAACCGTTTAGATGAAGCTGCTATTGATAAAGTGAATCTTGTATTTACTGAATCGGGTAAGTCAAGTATTTTAAATCTAGGTAATCTTAATAAATGGCGTAAGTCACTTGAGAACCCAGATGGTAAATTTGCACCTACTCAATTGAACCATATCTTTTTAAGTTTCATTCGTGCCATGGCAGCGATTCGTTTGCTAGGTAAAGAAGATGTTAACTCTATTGATATCTCTGACGATATCTCTAAAGCTGAGTTAGCTGATTTAGATGTTGTTCTTGAAGAAGAGGTTGAAGAGTACGATGAAGATGGTGAGTTGGTATCTGACTCATCTAGTGACTTCACTGACTCAGGCGACATTAGCTCAACCATAGACAAAGAAGAAGTCTATGAAGATAAGTTTGGTAAAACAGCAGGGGACTTAACCAAAGGGGTTGATGAAACAGAGCTAGTTAAAACGCTACTGCCTTCAATCCGTGATAAAGTATCTACAGGTGAGATTACTGAGAAACAAGCTAAGCGTTACGTTAAGCTTGCGTCTGAATCACTTAAGATAGCTGACCCATACGGCGGTAATGAAAACATAGGCGAGTTACTAGCTGGCTATAAAGACACTATCAATAAATTATCAGTTACTAAAATTCCTGATAAGAAAACAGTCATTGATAAATCTATGCTTGAGTCTAAACTACCTAACATAACTAAAGACTATGTTAAGTATAAGTTAAAGTCTGACATAGTTGCTTCTGTATACGCTCTACAGAACGATGGTTACATTATCCGTGATTACAGCATTGATGACATTAAAGATGTTCACAATGAAATAGAGATCCATACAGTTCGCGTTGAAACAATTGGCGGCGATGTATCTACTATCAAATTTAAAGTACCTGTCATTCGTGAAGATGGTACTTACTTCATAGGTGGTGTTAAATACTATCTTCGTAAAGGTCGTCGTGATGTTCCTATACGTAAAGTAAAACCATGGAAAGCATTTCTTACTAGTTACCATTCTAAACTACCATTCATTAAATCACAGAAAGTGGTTGATGACTACGCTGGTTGGATGAGAAAACAAATAGAGAAGCTTTCTCGTAACGATGAACATCCATTAACGATACTAGAGTCTCGTGATGTTTTTGATCATCTGGTTAAACTCCCTCGTTTCTATACGATGATTTCTAAAGGTATTGTTGAAGTAGATGTTGCTGGTTTAAAACTTAACTTTGAATATGCGGATGCTGTTGAGAAATACGGTGAAGCAGTAGTTGAGAAGTTTACTAAAGGTGGCGAGATGATCATCGGTAAACGTGACGGCGAATATATACTGGTTGATGATGCTGGTCTGGTACGTTCTGCTCAAGTGGGTAAGAAAGGTACAATGATGGGCAGTCTATTAGATGTTCTACAGATACCAGAAGAAGTTCAGCTTAAAGCACCGGTCGATAAAGTGCAAGTAAGTATCGTTGGTAAGAAAGTTCCTGTCTGTGCACTTATAGCTTACAGATTCGGACTTGAGAATCTTATCAATGCACTGAAGCTTACTTACCGTCGTGTTCCTAAAGGGACGCGTTTAAAGATGGGTCCTGATGAATACGCTGTTGCTTTTGCTAGCGATACGCTTATATTCAGACGTGAAGAATACTTAGGTCAATTAATCATGGGTAGCTTGAATGCTGCTAAAGATGCACTTAAGTTATTTGAGCTAGAAGACTTTAATAGTCGTGATGAAATCTGGGGTGATGTTCTACAACGCATGGGTTACGGTCCACGTGTATATCGTGAGTTCGAAAGTCTTTACAACATTTGGTTAGATCCAATGACAGTTCAGGCTCTAGAGATTATGAAAGAACCAACCAAGTTCCGTCCTCTAGTTATACGTGCAGTTGAAATACTTACCACTGATTGGCACTTAAAAGAAATGCATGGTTCTGGTTTCATGACTAAAGGTTATGAACGTGTAGCTGGCTTTATCTATAAGAACCTCTCAGACAGCGTGAGAACGCAAAAGGCAAGACAGACGAGTAAGAAGTTGGATATGAATCCAAATGCCGTCTGGGAAGAGTTTGAGAAGGATACGTCTAAACAGATAGTTGAAGAATCAAACCCAGTGCAAAACTTAAAAGAAATGTCGAACCTTACGTTTAGTGGTACGGGTGGTCAAACATCTAGAATCATGGTTAAACATAAACGTGAATTTGATCCTAACGATCTAGGGTTGATTTCAGAAGGGGGTGTAGATAATGGTGACGTAGGTGTTACAACCTTCCTTACTTATGATCCTAAAGTGACTAATCTATTGGGTATGGCTGATGAAGCTATTCCTAGTTTTGAAGACGCTGCTAAGTTCCAATCTACTAGTTTCTTAGTATCTCCTTTTGCAGACCGGGATGACGGTAAGCGCGCAGTATTTATTGGCGTGCAAATGGCTCACGTGGTTGCATGTCAGGGTTATGAAGTATCTTTAATACGTACAGGTGGTGAAGCGGTTATTGGTAACTTAGTAGATGATATCTTTGCAGTAAAGGCTAGAAGCGCAGGTGTTATTAAACGAGTAACTAAAGATCTTATCGTTATTGAATACGACGATATCAATCTTAAAGATGACCATGTATTTACTGGTAGACGTTACGGCGTTGTTACAGGTAAAACTATCCCACATGACATCGTAACAGATGTTGTTGTTGGTACTAAAGTATTTGAAGGTTATGTAGTTGCATGGAACGTTGGTTTCTTTGAACGTGATGTTCTAGAGCCGGGTGGTGTTCTTTGGAAACGTGGTATCCCATCAATCATTGCTCTAGTGGATGGACCTGAGACAATAGAAGATAGTTGTCGTGTAGGGTTAGATCTATCTAAGAAGTTAACTATCAATACGACAGGCATCAAAGAAATAACAGCGACGTTTGATCAGGCACTTACCGGTCTCGTTGAAGTAGGTACTGATGTTGCTACTGATTCTGTTCTTGCTTTCCTAGAAGACAGTGTTACGGCTGGTACTGATTTGTTTGATGAGTTTAGCATTCAATCCCTTAACTCAAATGCTAGACTATCGCCTAAGGCTGGTAAAGCAGGTAAAGTAAGTAAGATTGAAGTTATCTACAACGGTGATATTGAAGACGCAACTGAATCAGTTCGTAACTTGATATTGAAGTTTGATGGTGAACGTGCTAAAGATGCTCGTAAATATAAAGATGGTCGTGTAACTATTGGACAAGCTGCTGATCTACCAATTGATACGGTTATCGTTAGAGTGTATATCGATAGTACGAATGATGCAGCTGACTGTGATAAAATAGTTGTAGGACATCAGTTGAAATCAGTTATCGGTTCTATACTGGTAGGTGAGAATAAAACCATCTACGGTGAAGACATTGACGTGTTCTTTGCACACATGGGTGTTAATGATCGAATAGTAATGAACCTTACCTATAATGGGATGTTAACGGTACTTACTGAGAAATCAAACGACCGAGCTATTGCAGCAGCTTTAGCGGTTTTAGAAAAATAACCACCATAAACAATTGCCTAGGACTTAGCTGTCCTAGGCAATTATATGATTTCTAAATTTATAGAACAACCATTGAGAGGATACTCATGTCAATACATACAAACAAAAAAACCGTTACTATTGCAGCGGTTACAACTATATGCCAAGTGGCATTTCACGTTGTTACTACAGCAGGCGGCAATGAAATTGCAATGCCTGAATCGCGTGATGTTCTAGAAGACATTGCTAATGAAGTTAAACTACAGTTAGCGGAGAAAGTGTAATGAATCGTTTCCTCACATATGGTTTAACAGTTGCAGAATATTCAGCAATTGATATCGCACCTGTTCCAGGTTCTCCTTTAGCTCAAGCAGTTAGTATCATTACCCCTAACAAGCCAGTTGAAACAGTAGAAGAAATAGCGACTGGTTTAGAAAGCGCAATTGATCAAACACTTATTGATTTCGTTGGTGGTTACGGTGATATCTCTGAATCTATGATTCATGACTTATTAGAAGTGTCTGGTAAACGTTTAGAATTTATTCAAACAACAGTTGCTCCTTTATCTGCTCGCTTTGCTGAAATGGTAGCAGGTAATCTTAAATCAAATTTAGATGCTACTAACATTATCGACTATGACATTGCTACGCATGAATTGCCTCGCATTGCAACGTCTGGTAATCTTGAAGGTATCTGTAAACAGTACATTGATACTGAAGGTTTCAAAAACGTAACTTACTCTCCATCTGCTTACTTCATAGATGAGTCAGAAGAAGTGTTAGTTAATACTTTAGAATCTGGCATTGCAGCATGGGATGAAGAAGTAAAAGAAATCCTAACAGCGGCTGGTGAAGAAGGGATGGTTAAAGCTTACAACCGTTTCTTAAACAATGTTCGTGGTACAGAAGTTGATAAAGATGGTAACAACATTGTTACTTATCCAAACAACATCGAATACCTAAACGATTACATCCTTTGTTTATTATTTGTTAACTCTGCTCTTTTAGGCGGATACGAAAACAAAGACAAGATGTTACATGGTCGCTACAACATCGATACAGTGCTACGTAGTACTGCTGGTGCGCTTGGTACAGTGATTAAATCAATCATTGATATCTATGGTCGTGCTGTTGAAACTAACCGTGTGATTCGTTCTATCGATCATGAAAACAATGTTATTGAAGTATTCAAAACTAACTTCAACGACTACGTTGCCAATGGCGGTGAAGCGGAAGTACTTAAGATGGGTGCATTACTCGCATCTGAAGGTCATGGTGGTTTCCTTAAAATGACTACTGAAGAGTTGTTACAGAACTCTGAAAAAGCAATTGCCATGTTCAATGCTAAGATTAGCAAGATTGAACTAGATGCAGCTACCAAAGCACTAACTGCGTCTAAGATGCAAACAGCGGGTATGTTCAAAGAAATGATTGAAGGTATTTCTGAGCTTGAACTTCACATCGGTAATAAAGAAGAGATTCTTTCTTCTTCTAAAGTTGCTGATTTACTAGCTGAGATTTCATTAGAAGACTTTGAAAATCGTCCTCGTGAAATCGCACTTGAGATCTTCTGTAAAACAGTATGGCCTCAAGCTAGCTTCTGGTCTTTCATTAAGACTATGAATACGGCTGCTTTGAACGACCCTCATTTAACACCTCGTGAGTCAGCGTACAAAGCGTTCGTTAAAGAAGTAGTTGCTAACTTGTTAAAACAGACTACTGTCGTCAATGGCTAGAAAGGACGCTGTAGTACTAGATAGCTTTGAATTGAAGAACGGTAAGTATATCACTAAGACGGGTTGTAAGATCATCTTTCCAGCCCGTTATAGACAGAAGAATCTGGCTAGCTTTGGTGAGTATACTGAATGTCTTTCAGTTTATAAAGTAGTACTACCGGATGGGACGTTTTCAGTCGCACGTGATGTGAGTCGTATCCGATTGGCGAAAACAAGTTATCAGATTGAAAAGATAGACGATGAAGATATGTACGTCTTTAATTATGATGCAGGTGATGTTGTAATTGATTCAAGCGATATCATCGTTGATAAACTTTTGCCTTATTACACTTATGAGTATTTCATAGATAAAGGTTACGTTCCTTCATTTTTAGAATATGACGATATGTGTTTGATGTGGGAAAATGTAGAAACTACGACGGGTAATAAAGTAGGGTCAACTAAAGAAGTCATTCGCTTTATCATTTCTTTAATAGCTCGTTATCCAGACGACCCTACGTTGTTCTACAGACAAGCGGTTAATAAAGGATATAAAGGCAAACCTAAATGGATTGCTTTCTCAAGTGTTATCCACGGTCCTCGAACTACAACTGCTAAGCTGATAGGTGCACGTTTTAACTCTGCATTGATCGCTGCTTTAAATACTGAGAATGCTAAGCCTGAAAAGGTTGAAGACATTCTAAGGAGAAATTAATGTTTGGAATAGGTGGAACACAACCTATGCGTGTTGGTAAACAATTCAGAGTTGGCTGTGAAGTAATGTCAGCTCAAAATAAAACCGGCATATTGCGTAAGAATGAAAAAGGTGAGTATTGTGATTTAGTACTTGGTGCATTAGAGTTCCCTAACAGCGGTGGATCAACATATTCACTTAGCTCTGGTGAAGACATGTTACGTGAAGGATCTCTCTTTAGAGATTGTTTGATGAACGGTCAAGCTAAAGGTGAATACTGGCACCCGTCTAAAGAACCAGGTATGACAGATGAAGACTGGTTTAGACGAATCATGTATACGGCTGAAAAGAACACATGTCATTTACATACATCAATGTGGATTGATTTTATCATACCAGCAGGTAGCAATAAAAAAGTTCCTGCTTTTATTGGTAACATCATCCCAACTGGTCCATATGGTGAGACATTAGATAAGCAATTAAATCTTCCTCAAGATAATGTTAGTTTCAGTATACGAAGCATTACAGATGACATCGCTTTACCTAATGGTACTTATCGTAAAAAGATATTAGCGGCTAATGGTTTCGACCACGTTACTCGTCCAGGTATTAAGATAGCAACTAAATCTAATTCAGTTAGTTTAGAAAATGCTTCTGCTACAATTACATTAGCAGACATGGTTCGTTTTGCTGAGCGTACATCTGAAGTAGGTGTAAGCTTTGAAGCCTCTCAACACTTTAAACGTGTTATTAGAGACATCGGTAAGCGTTACGAAACTAAAGTCTATATCCCTGCAAGTGCTAGTTGGAAATAAAACAATAATAAGAGAGGGTTTTAAAACCCTCTCTTTTATGTAAAAAGTTACAAAACTATATTATTAAGATGATATAAATAAGGAAAACATCATGGCTATTACCAAAACGACTGTATACAGAATGCCTCATCGTAATGTTACGTTAGACGGCTCTATCACTAGAGAGAAGCGACATGCTTTTGACATGTTACAAGACATCGACATCTCTACTCAGTTGCGTGCGTTAGTATTTGATAGAGATACTCCATTCCAATACTTTAAAGATGCAGTTGCCTTTAACTACGGTAAAAATAAATTAGCGCTAGGCATTGAATTAGAGATCGATCCTTCTACTCTGGACGAAACTTATTTCGAAGCCATCTGCAATGCTTTATTTGAATCAGCATCTACATCCCGTTCTATTAGCCTGCGTACTAAATCTGGTTATGTTACAACAGCAGTAAATGCTTATGCGTTTGCCTGTTTCTACATTTACATGGATTCAATATTACGCACTGTAGAGCGCTCTAGCTACACGGATCAGAAATACCTAGCATCGCTATACATAAAGGTTAAAGACTCTATGTATGAGCTCGTGGCTCGTTCTCTGGATAAAGAGAAAGCTTTATTCGTAGGTAGTACGGTAACTGTATTTGCTGCTGCGGATGATAGTACTCCCGATACAGAAGAAAGAACTATTTATGTTATTGAAGACCTCGCCTCTAGCTTTAGCGATGCGGAAATAAAAACTAAATTTAACAAACTATAACCTAAGCTTGACCAGCTTATCACTCAAGGAATACTAATGGCATTAACTATTGACTTACTCAATCAATATATCGTAAAGCAAAATGAAGTAAAGCACGAATTGAATGATGATGAACGATTATACATGAATTATTGTTTCTTCTATCTGGTATGTGATCGCTGTAAATGTCAGTACAGCGATAAGTACGATGCATTGATGGTGGTAAATAATGATTATAGACCACAATACGTTGTAAGGATTAGTGATTTATCATTAAAAGATTACGTAGATGGAGATGGAACACATAGACGCGATGCGCTGTATCGTCGAATGAACTCAGTTCCAATCACTAAGGGAAATAAAAATAAAGTAGTGGACATGCTACAACTTATGACGTCGGAGTTTAATCGTAGAGAGAAAACTTCACTTGAACGTTTGTTTAAAAATCATAGAGTTAATATCAACAACTAAGGATTGATAATGAGTGAGAAAGAAATAAAGAACTATAAGTTGCGTTCCAATGGCATAACGACAGATGTTCTAGAAGATACGGACAGTCGAGATATCGATGGTCTTGAACCAGCGGTTCATTTAGCGGTTGATGAAGACGGTCCTCGCTTTAAACGCAAGTCAGGTCACTATAGAGATGAAGTAAAAATCTATGGTTCTAATGTGCAGGAGCGAACTAAAGCGGTTCTAGAAGATCTAAGAGAGACGGAAGTTCCTCTAGGTATAATGATCGTAGGTACTAAAGGTAACGGTAAAACAATGCTGGCAGAAAATATATCAAATGCCTGTATTCGTGAACTAGCAATGCCTGTAATTGAAGTTAAGTCTATGATACGTGCTAAGACATTGGAAGCAATGATTCGTTCTGCTGGTGACTGTGTTGTCTATATCGATGAGTACAGTAAGTACTACTCTCCTCGTTATTCCAATACAACAGGCGGGTCTCAAGATGTCGATAACTCTGATGAACTATTAACTCTGTTCTCAGATAAGACATTAGGTAAAGTGCTGTTTATCATCACTGATAATAAGATGCAGAACATTAGTGAGTTCTTACATAACCGTACTGGTCGTATGATGTATCGTTTTGTTTATGATTACGTACAAGCGGATGTAGTTAAAGATATCTGTAAAGACTTTAAAGTAAATAAAGAAATTACAGAGTTCTTACTAGATCATGCTAAGAACACAAAAGAGTCTATTGACAATATCCTTACGCTGGCTCAGAAAGCGACTAAACATAAAACGTTAAGTTCATTTCAAAAGATATTTAGTTACTTGAATGTCAAGCCACCTATGTTCCGTTCGTATTACATTAAAACGGATACGCCACATAAACTTTCTGCGCGTGTTGAAAATGATGATATCGTATTCACTGTTGATTCACCGGAAGAAATTAAAGATGCGGAAGGTAATTTAGTCGCGTCTGTTGGTAAAAACATTAGTCGATTTAAAATATCAACTATGAACTATCGTAACCGTCGCGGTACTGTATATGGTGTTAACTATATATTCGCATTCCGCAACTTACCTGAGAAACCAGACGATGTTTACGAAGCTGAGATAACAGGTGTACCGCCTGCTGAGTTTACGAACACTGGTTACTTCTTCTAATTAAAACAATCAATGGGACTCCGGTCCCTTAGGAAAAAGAAATGAAACAATATATTGAATCAACTACTCACGTTTTAAACAGCGGTATCATTAGCCCTACTCGTGGAACACCAACAGTTGCTGTACACGGTATCATGACTCGTTA